GCTCCGATCAGCTTGTCTCGGCTCATTTCTTGCTCCCATGCAGGAGGTCGAGCCACAGCACGTCGACGGCCTTCGCCGAGTCCTCGTCGAGGGCCTCAGTGGCGGCCAGCCGGTCGCGGACCTCGAGCAGGGAGTCAATGGCATCACGGGCATCCGGGGCCGCGGGCGGCTTAGGGGCAGCCGGTGGCGGCACGAGGAACAGATCCTCTGCCGAGAAGGACTTGGGCAGAGGATTGCTAGCGCCGGCCTTGGGCCAGAACAGAAACGCCAGAGCACCGGCGACGAGTAGGAGCGTGATCATGCAGACCTCGTGATCGGAAGGAGAGACTCGATCGCACCTGAAGCGATCGCCAGCACGAGCGTGCGAGTGGCCGGGCGGATGACAGTCCAGAACGGGTACACCGTGAGCGGCACGCACCTGTCGGCAACGCTGTCGAACAGCGCCGCCACAGCGGTCAGCACCACCACCTTCTTCTCGGGGCCGCTCAGGCCCGAGATCGCATCAAGGCCCGTCACCGCCTGGTGCAGGAGGTCGATGAGCAATCGGCCGAACTTCTGCCACGTCATCCCTGCCGTCGCCTGCTCGCGGGCAGCCGACAGGAAGGTCGTGATCTGCATCACGATGTTGTGCAGGTTGTCAGCGGCGGCAATCATGCGAGTGGTAGGCCCTGCGTTTTCGGTCTCTACCAATCTGGCTGTATCTCCGGGCTGTCTTGCAGTTCGTCGGGCAGGGAATACGAGCGCAGCTGGAAAAACTGAGTCTTCACCACTCGCCGCTCCTGCTCGGTCGCGTCGTCCCAAGTCGCACGGATCCGCTGCGTGGCCGCCAGGATCTCTTCCGGTGTCGGGTCTCGCTGCTCGCTCCGCTTCGGCTTAAACCGGAACCGCCGGTCGTGCCGAGGTGCCAACGGCACGACGCCCTTCAGCCGGATCAGCTGGTCCTTCGTGATCGTCCAATGGGTGCAGATCGCCACCATGGCGGAATGGGAGTCCCACTGCATCCGCAGCAGGTTGAGGTCAATCGTCGCCGTGTTGCCCGCCATCGAGCCACCTCATGACACAACGCTGCGACGGGTTCAGGTACAGCTGCTGACCCGTCGCATCGGCAATGCTCTCGTGGTACGTCACGTGCTCGCAGTCACGGCCGTCGTACCGCCCGGCCAAGTACGCGTATGTCCGGTAGATCGTCAGCCCTCCCATCGCGCTACACACCGGCACCGGCGGCGAGCCGACCGACGGCAACCACTGGTGCTTCCAGCCGCCGAAGCCGGCCGTGTAGTCGTCCCAGTAAGAGTTCAGCCGGAGTGCCCAGCAGTCGTAGTGCAGCCACGCTGGCACGATGCTGGTCTCGCCCTCGGCGTTTGTCTCGTACGCCGGATGCTGCAGGAGCGACACGCTGGCCATGCCGTAGGCTTCTGGCATTTCACGCAGCCACCCAAAGCCGTTCAACACGCCTTCCGGTAGCCAGCCGCCCCAGGCGTCGAGGTCAATCACCACGACGTAGTCGGTGTCCGCCGCACAATCACGCACCCACCGCTGACAGGCCGCCCGGTACTCAGCCAGGGCCTCAGTGCGTCGGCCTGCGAACTCGGTGGAGAACTGCTCGCGGCCCAGCTGCTGACTCGTGAAGGTTGCCTGCCGGTGCCGGCGGCAGAAGTCGGCGAGCACCTGGTCCGTGGCGTCTTCGTTGTCGTTGGTCTCGACGTGCAGCTGCCACTCGCCGCAGGCGTCACCCAGCCGGGCCGCAAGCTCGAGGTTGGCTGCGAGCTGCGGCGCGCAGTTGCGGGCCAGCCCGACAATGGCGATCCGGCTTTCGGCGAGCTCGACGGCCCCAAGGACGACCTGTTCGTCGAACGATGACCGGAAGGGCTCGGTGGGCCGCACAAGGTGCTCAGGGATTTTCACCGTTTCACCTGCGTCAGAATGCTTTTCAGCCACTCGGTTCGCTCCTCCATCGGAAAGACGCCGCACGGGTGGTACACGAAGTCGCCCTGCTGCCAGTGGCCACCGACTTCGTCCCTCGCGTTCGCCGGCCGGTTCCACACGCACGAGTTGAAGGCCCGGAGCGGTGCCACGGTCAGTACGTCCACGCCAACCGAAGCGAGCTCGCCGAGTAGGGTTTGCCACCCACACCGCAGGCCCACCCACCGGTCACGCTCTTCGGAAATCGTCTGCAGCAGAGCGCGTGCCTTGGTCGTGTCTCGCCATACCATGCTGCCGCAGTTCAAGCGGTTCCACGACACGATTCCTTCCTCGCACACCGTGACGTGCGGCCCGATGCACGCGAGCTCGTGGATAGGCTGCCGCATGTCTGTGATGACGGCATCGCAGTCGAGCGTCCACAGCATGTCGAACCTGTCGAGGTAGTGGCACAGCAGGTCGACTCTGGCCACCGCCTGGTCGTACGGCTGGTTGTCGCAGATCAGCGAGTACCCGTGCCGCAGGCAATATTCCAGCTTGTTCGGAACGGTCAGCGCCGCCAGATCGGCAATGTTCGCCGACACGCTCGTTACGAGTGCCACGTTCACGTCACACGCACGGTCGTACGTGCCTCCGTGCCGTAGCTCTTCTCGATCACGAGCCGCCGGACCTGCTTGTCGTTGCCAAGCACAGGCCCGATGGCATCGAGCACGGCCTTCGCCACGTTGTCCACGTCCGGCAGAGGAACAGCCGGAGCCGACGGCTTGAGACCCTTCTTGCTCAGGTGCGACTTCGGACGCACGAACACGGCGTCGATCACGACCTCTACAGTGGCCGTTGTCGGCCGTAGGCCGGCGTCGACCGCTGCCAGCTGCAGTGCCTTGCGATAGGCGTGGATCGGGTGCTTCGCCTCGACGTAGGCGTGGCCGAACCCGCCCCGCGTCGAGATCTTCGCACGCGGTTGCGCGACCGGCTGGCCTGGAACGCTGAACGTGATGGACATGCCGCCGATATTGGCGGCCGTGTCAAGCTAAACGAGCCAACAGCGAGCGAAGCGTGGCGGCGCGACTTGCTTCACCGGGCGTTTCTCCGTAATCCGAGTAGTACGCCACAGCCTCCCGCTCCTCGTCGGTGAGCCGCAGGCGGGCGAACTCCGCACGGGCAGCGGACGTGCAGGCACGCTGCACCTCAATCTCGGTCGCCGCTTCGTCCATCAGATCAGTGGCTGGCACTGCGTTCACGTCCTTGAACCAACGCCGCAGCCGCTCGCAAATGTCGCCGGTGCCCACAGCGGGTAGCGTCACGGGTTTATCAGTCCCGTCGCATCCGCGACCGCATGAAGCGGAATCTGTACGGGCTTTCGCCGCCGGCGCGGCGTCATGATTTGTTCGCTCACGCTCGCGGAGCATAGCGTCGGCGTATTGGTAGCACCGCTTCGCGGCTTCGTCTCCAAGAGAGAAGTAGTTGTTTGCAAGCAGCCCCGTCAACGCCGCAGCGGCGAACGTGTCGCGGTCGGTCATTTCTGTCTCTCCTCACTCCGCCAGAGGCATAATCACGCCATGCACGTCGCCGCACTTGAGCCGCACGGCATCGCCAGGCTTCGTCGCTTGGATCTCCACGTCCGGCTCGCCGTCCTTGGCCAGGCCAGCCAAGAAGTCGAGCACGAACTTCGGGTCGAGCTTCACGCTGGCGGCGTTGCCGAACTCGACGATGTCGCACGTCACGCTCGACTCGCCGGCCTCGCTGCTCTGGGCATGCAGGTGCATGCCCTCCTTGGAGAACGAGAAGTCGACGCCCTTGCTCGACTCGCTAGTGGTGATCGCCGCGGCACGCGTCGCGTCGGCCAGCACCGTACGGCTCACGCTCGTCGGCTTGGCTTCGGTCTTCGGGAACACGTCCCGCCACCGTGGGAACCGGCCCTCGACCAGCCTGGCCGTCACCACGGTCGACCCGATGGTGCACACCAGCGTGTTCGTGCTGGCCTCGAGCTCGACGAGCTCCTCGCCGCCGGCCTCCTTGGCAATCTCGGCCAGCATCTTGGCCACCCGCTGCGGGATCAGCGTCTCGGAGTCGTCCACGGCCAGGTCGTGCTCGGCCTCGGCCATGGTCAACCGCCGGCCGTCGGTGGCCACAAACGAGACCGTGTCGCCCTTCACCTCGACCATCACGCCACCCAAAGCGTAACGGCTGCTCTTCAGGTCGCAGGCGTCCACCACGGCACGCACCAAGCCGGCGAACTGGTCTGCCGGTAGCTTGATCCGGTTCTTGGCACCGTCCGCCGTCATGGTCAGAAACTCCAGCGGGTCTTCCGTGGGCAGCGTCCACGACCCACGCATTGTGGACAGCACGCAGCTGCTGTCCTTCGGCGTAATGGTGATCTCATCGTCCCGGCACTCGGCCAGGATCGACCACACCCGCCCAAGCGGCAGCAGCAGGGCCGGGCCGTCAAACGGCACAGCGGCCGTCACCTGCACCTCGAGGTCCGTGCCGACGACCTGGCCGCCAGAGATCAGCACGTTTCGCAGAATCGGCTTCGGAGTGCGGTCAGTCACCGCGCTTTTCACAGTCGATAATGCCGCCTTCAGTTCCGCGACGTTCAACACGATGCCACCGCGATTTTTCGTAGTCGTACCCATGATGTGCAAAATCCTTTCGCTTAAGGGAAACGCCCACGGCGATGCCGAGGGCAAACGTCAATCCGTTGACCAGAACACCCGTTGCCAGAAAAACCATGTGTTCGATCGTCATGCGTTCACCTTGATCCCCCGCACCGCGTGCGGCTTGCGGCTGATCCAGCCCTTTTTCTCCAAGGCGTCAAGGTGCTGCGTCACGCCGTGCGGCGATTTGATCGACAACGCCTTGGCGATCTCCCGCACGGTTGGCGAATAGAGCTCGATGTTCGCCACGATGAACTCGTAGACTTCCTGCTGCCTCGCCGTGAGCGGGGTCTTCTCTGCGGTCGTCATCTGCTGCTCCTGCGTCATGGTGTCACCTCATCCAACAATTTCGTGGCCGTCTCCTGGCACAACGAGTCGCCCTGGGCCAGGTCGAACGTGTGCGGGTAGTGCTTGAGCAGCCGCCGGGCCTCTTGCCGGACGACCGCAGGGATGCCCTTGAGACCGTCCGGTACGTACGGGCTCGATAGCCGCACAAGGAACGCACGCGTCCAGACGATCGCGGCAGTGCGCTCGGATGGCATAGTCATGTGGTGACCTCCTTGCCTTGGCCGGCATTGGCTGCCAAGGCCTTATCAAGCCTTTTTTGCGACGATGCCGACCTATTGGCCCGGCGGGCCTCTTCGGCCTTTTCGCACACGCCCAGAAGCTGGAGGAGCATGTTTAGTCGCCGAGATGTTCGTCGAAACTCCTCGCGGACTTCCTCAGACGTTGGAAGAGATTCCTCAATCGTCATGGCGTGACCTCCTGTCGTAGTTGCTCGACCATCTTCCGCCGCGTGTACTCAAAGTCGTCGGCGTCCTTGCCCTTGAATCCCTCGGCCGGTGGCTTCTCGTCTGGCGATCGGTAGCCGCCCGCAGGCCGCTGCTCCCGTGGGTTGTCGAACTGGCCGCCCAACACCTTGTCGACGAAGCCTGGAGCCAGCAGCTGCGGAAGCGTTACCGGGTCACGGAAGTAGCGGCACCTCGGCAGGGCGT